CGGTGAAAGTGGCCTGAAAATGGCGGTATCATGCGGTTCCTGTGGTCTGGGCGCTGGGGGTTCGAGTCCCTCATTGCCCACCATTCCGCTTCGGTGGAAACAAGCCGTTTGACCTTGCGGGAGTAGGGCTGAGCGGCTTTTCTTATTCCCACGGTTTCCCGCGTATTCTCACGTTTTCCCGCGATAATGTGGGCAAAATGTGGGCAAAAAACAAAATCACGAGCCTAGACGACACGCAGAAGTCTTGGTTGACGCAATCCCCGACATGCGATATAATTATTGCATTAGCCGGAAGGCATGAAGCCAGGCCGGGGCCTTAGAAAAGGACATGAAATGACCCACCGCATCATCAACGCTCACTGCAATCAAAACGGCACCACTCCCGCATTCAATTTCGCAGGTGAAGATGCCGCCTACCACTGGACCCGTCGCAACTGGTACACGCATCCGGTCGCCCTCATCGCGGAGAACTGGAAGACCGATACCATCGTCATCGGCTGGGCGCCCGGGTACATCAAGGGGGCGGACAAGGCCGCCGAGGAAGAAGTCGAAGCCATCATTTCCGAACTGGAGGAATAAATTGACGCCAATCGAACTCGCGGCACGCAGGAAACGACTCGGACTCAGTCAGGAAGAACTGGGCCGCTGCCTCGCCCTGGTCAGCCCACTGCCAGACGGCGGCGAGCGGCCTGCGGTCAAGCAGTCGACAATAGCCGGCTGGGAGGGAACACGTGGAATCCCGGCGAATGTCGATGTGTCGCTCATGAATATGCTGGACATGATCGATGAACAGACCGACGTGATGTGTGACCGGATCAAGGAGATGATAACGCATTCCAGCGCCGTCCGTGATTCGTCCACGGTGGAGGTCAAGGGATACTCGACCGACACGGGTTTCTGGGCCGCTTGGCCTGATATGACCGGCTGGCCGCACGTGTTGTGGAACATCGCGGCGACTGTAGCTATCGATGAAGCTCGTGACGAGTACGGCATCGAAGGCGAACTGGTAGATTTCGAGTGATGAAAGCCTCCGATAACGACGATTCGGCCCCGTCCGGCCGCAGTCCAGCTCAGTGCGAGCTGTCTGCGATGCCGGACGGGGCCGAACTATGTGTGGTGGTCATGCGGCGAGGTCGATGCGCTGTTTGATGGCGCTGACGCCAATGAGCGCGCCGGAGAGGATGCCGAGCGCGTTGAGCGTGATAACTATCGCGTCCACGTAAGGCCAGTCCCATGCGGGGCCGACCGTGCCGACGAACACGGCGAGTGCGGGCAGGACGATGAGGCCGAGCCATTTGAGGATGTCGTAGACGCGGCCGGGGATGAGCCAGTCGGGCACGTCATGGGTGACGTCGGCTGTCTCGGGCCAGTCGCTCACATCGACGCCGGGAAGCGTTTCGCCGGTGTCGGTCGTGTTTTTGCTGTCGGTCATGTTTGCTCCGATCAATAAGGGATGATGATGGGGTGATGCCGCCATCAGGGGAGTGACGGCGGCATCGGTTTGGGTTAGCGGCAGGTCACCACGTCACCGGGGTAGTAGACGTTGATGTTGCCGGAGGGGACGGTGCACTGGTTGACGTTGTAGCCGTGGGATGTGGCGAACTCCCACACGGTGTCGCCCCATTGGAGGGTCTTGGAAACACCGTTGGACGGCGCGGTCGTGGTGGTGCCGCCGTAGGTTACGACGTCGCCCACGTAGTAGCGGTTGATATCACCGGAAGGTGTATGCCATGCGGACAACGGCCATGCGTTGTGGGCTACGGCGAGTCCCCAGATGGTTTCGCCCCACTGCATGACGTGGCTGATGCCATTCGTGTTGGCGGGGGGAGTGCTCGGCTGCACGGAGGGAGCCGGGGCCGGGGTGGCCGGGGTCGTGGAGCCGGTGGGGTTGGCGTACAAATCCCACTGCCATGCCTCGCCACGGAAAATGTTGAGGTCGATGGGACTCCACGTGTTGACCACGCCGGTACCGCTGTACTGTCGCATGGCTTCGCCGTATGCGCCGATCATCCACGGGTTGGCTTGATAGCCGGTCGGGCTCATGTTGGCGTATTGGGCGATCCACAGGCCGTACCGGTTGCGGATGTCCTGCGGGATGGTGCCTGCGACCGGGCCGGTGTACAGCAATGGACGCACACCACCCGAAAGGCGTTCGCACTCGTTCATGAAGCGGCGTACCCAATCCCAGTTACCCCATGCGGGGTTGTCGTCCATTTCCCAGTCGAGCGACACAAGACCGTGACGCCAATAGTTGCTGGTGTTGCGGTAGAAGAATTGGGCTTCGGCTTCAGGCGAACCGCCCATCGCGTAGTGGTACAGGCCGAATTTCTTGCCGCTGGCTTGTGCCTGGGCGATCATGCGGTTGGCGTCCGTGTTGACGCCGGACACGAGACAGTTGTTGTTCACCTGTCCGGTGCCCCATGTGGTGCCGACCACAATAAAATCGGCCTGCATGTTGTACACGTCCGCGCCGCACTGCCAGTTGGACATGTCCACGCCCTGCATGTCCGCGTGGGCGGTGGCAGGGAGCAGCATCATGCACACGGCGGCGGCCAGCGCCGTGACCTTGGCGAACAGGCGCTTATGCCACGGCTTCGGCTTGTCTTTATTGTTGACCAATGTTTTCCCTTTCTCTGGGATGAATATTTGTTTGTGGCCCACGGTCGTGGGTCAGGATTATCGGGGCGCTATCGGCGCGGATTGGATGTCATTGTTGAGTGCTGTCCCGTGCCCGTTGCCGCCCAGCGAGTGATAGGAGTCGTAGAGGCGTTGGGAGCGTGATTTGAGGTCCTCGTCCGCCACCCCGTCGTGCTCGATGACCATTTCGCGGCGCAGGGCTTCCAACTGGCACAGCAGGAGCTCGCGCAGCCCGTTGACCATGGCTTTGCCCCATCGCCACATCAGGCCCAAAACCGTGGCCACGCCGCCACAGATAAAAGGCACGAGCCAATCGACGACGTGAGCGAGCAAAGACATGGAAAAGCTCCTTTACGGTGGATAAAACCCACACGCTTGTCCCCGTTGGACAGGCCAACGGGCGTGTGGGTTTTGGAGGTTGAAAATGCTGTTACGAGAGTTTTGGAACGGCCGGTTTTGGCCGTATTGCACGCGGAATCTGCGTGAAAGCACGCGCGTGGGCTACGAGTCCGCGTGGAGGCTGCATGTCATGCCGGTTTTCGGTGGCATGGATATGGGCGCGATAAGCGTGGAGCTCGTGGACAAGTGGCTCGCATGTTTCGACAGCGCGGGCGCGGCACGCAAGGCATGGGCCGTATTGCGCGCGATACTCAGGCGGGCTATCCGCTGGAATCTCTTGGACGTGGATATCACGAGACGCGATATCCAGTTGCCGGCCAAACCTCATTACGAGCCGCGAATATTGACCATCCGCCAGCAGCGCACGCTGTTGCGGGGCTTTTACGGTCATCTGCTTGAGGCGTGGCTTATCTGCGCCGTCTCATGCGGCCTGCGCACCGAAGAGGGGTACGGTTTGGAGTGGAGTGACATTGATCTGCGCGCAGGCGTCCTGCATATCGAGCGCGGTTTGCAATGGGTGAGCGGCCATGAGGTCGTCGTGCCGCCGAAGACCGAATTGAGCCGTCGCACATTGCCGTTGCCGCGCTTCGCGGTCAAGCGTCTGCGCGAGCTCAAGCCGCGCGAGGGAGGGCGACTCATCGGTGCGCTCACCCCGCCACAGGTGGCACGCCAGTACAAGGGCTGGTGCAAGCGGTATAGCCTGCCGCACGTGCCCGCACGCAACCTGCGCCACTCATGGGCGACGAACACTCTGGCCGCCGGGGCTGACATCGCCATCGTGAGCAAAATGCTCGGCCACAGCGACATCAAAACCACCGCAAAGTACTACCTCAAACCGGATATCTCAGCCCTGCGAGACGCGCAACGCCTCTGGGAACGAGCCCTAATAGCCTGAACGGGATTCCCTAACCCGAATGCCGTATATTC